GCGCCTGTTTCTGTGTGCTAACCGCTTCGGTAAGTCTGAGGCGGGCGCTGCTGAGACAGCCATCCACTTGACCGGGCGTTACCCCGACTGGTGGAAGGGTAAGCGCTTCGACAAGCCTGTGAGGGCTTGGGTGGCTGGCGTTACCGGCGAGAGCACGCGCGACATCGTGCAGGCCAAGTTGATCGGCCCGCCTGCATTGGAAGAGAAGCGGGGCACTGGATACCTCCCCAAAGAGTGTATCGGCAGCGTGTCCCCGGCGCGCGGCATCGCGAACGCCATAGACATCGTTTCCATCAAGCACGCTTCAGGCGGCTATTCGGAACTGGGTTTCAAGTCTTACGAGAAAGGGAGGGCCAAATTTCAGGGCGCTGCCCTGGAGTTGATTTGGCTCGATGAGGAATGCCCAATAGACATTTACACGGAATGCCTGACCCGAACCAACGAGACGGGCGGGATCATTTACGCGACCATGACACCGCTGATGGGAATGACGGAGTTCCTAGAGCACTTTCTGATGTCAGATGGGTCGAAGTTCGAGGGTTTCCGGGGCGCTACATAAGCGAAGACGGACGCCTGTACTCGGCCACAAGCGGACGCCTGCAGACCAAGGGCAAGCACAACAAGGGATACGTTAGCTACAAACTCGCCACTGGCAGGCGAGGACGGACGGGCGGCGAAACCATCACCAAACTAGCGCACATCCTTGTTGCCGAGGCGTTTCTGCCGCCCAAACCGTCCGACCAGCACGAAGTGGCCCACTGTGATGGGACGCGCACCAACAACCATTACACAAACCTGAGATGGGCAACGCCCAAGGAAAATCAGGCAGACCGCCGCATCCACGGCACGCATCTGTCCGGCTCAAGCGTTCCAACCTCCAAGCTAACAGAGGCCCAGGTCGCGGCTATCATGGCTGATTACGCTGCACATGGCGTCCGCTTTCGTGGCGGCTCTGTGACAATGCAAAACCTTGCGGACCTGCATGGCGTGTCTGTCGCGCAGATCAGCCGCATCGTGAATGGCAAGCAATGGCTATCCAAGGTCGCATAGTTATCACCGCGACCATTGATGACGCGGAGCACTTCACGCCTGAGCAGCGTGAGCAAATCATAGCCAGTTACCCGGCACACGAGAGAGAAGCGCGCACTAAGGGCATTCCGGTCCTTGGCTCAGGCCGCGTCTTTCCAGTGACCGAGGAAACGATAAAGGCCGACCCGTTCCCGATCCCTGATTGGTGGCCTCAACTGGGCGGCATGGACTTCGGCTGGGACCATCCCTTTGCTGCTGTGAAGCTGGCATGGGACCGTGACAGCGACGTGGTCTACGTGACCAACATCTACCGACAACGCGAGGCAACCCCGCTCATCCATGCTGCGGCCTTGAAACCGTGGGGCAAGGAACTGGTGTGGGCGTGGCCGCACGATGGCCTGCAGCACGACAAAGGCTCAGGCAAGCCACTGGCTCAACAGTACCGCGAGCAGGGCCTGCAGATGCACTTCGAGCACGCCAAGCACCCGGTCAACGCTGACGGCTCTGATGGCGGCTACGGGCTAGAGGCTGGCATCTCGATGATGCTGGAGCGGATGCAGCAGGGGCGGCTGAAGGTCTTCGCGAACTTGGGCGAGTGGTTCGAAGAGTTCCGCATGTACCACCGCAAGGATGGCCTCATCGTCAAAGAGCGCGACGACCTCATGTCCGCGACCCGCATTGCACTGATGATGCTCAGAATAGCCAAGGGCAAGGCCCAGGCACCCAATATGGACCGCTACGCCAAGAAGCGCGGCAAGGATGAAGATTCATGGATGACGGCATGATGCAAGGCGGCGAGGGCGGCGAAGGCCAGCCCGTCGAAGCCTCTGACCTTGTTGCCACCATTGACGCGGCTTCGAAGGAAGCGCGTTCAAAGCGTTCCGGCTGGATTGAAGAGGCTAAGGAATGCTACGGCATGACCGCTGGCACGCAGTGGACGCCGGAAGAACTGGACGCGCTGCGTAAACAGCGCCGCCCACCCGTCGCCTACAACCTTATCGAACCCGTTGTGAACGTGGTTGCGGGGCTTGAAGTCACCAACCGTCAGGAGGTCAAGTACCTCCCCCGCGAGTTGGGCGACAGCAAGAAAAACGAAGTCCTGACCGGAGCTGCCGAATGGGTCCGCGACGAATGCAACGCTGAAGACGAAGACAGCGAAGCCTTTGTGGACATGGTCATTTGCGGCGAGGGCTGGACCGAAACCCGCCTCGACTACGAATACGAGCAAGACGGCATGATTATCATCGAGCGGGTTGATCCGCTTGAAATCCTGCCTGACCCCGGCTCACAGAAGAAGAACTACAAGGACGCTGAGTACATCGTTCGCGAGCGCATGGTCAGTCATTCCTGGCTCAAGGCTACATGGCCAGAGAAGGAAGACGAACTTGACGTGATGGTCACGGACAACGACAGCGCCGAGTTTGATGGCGAGTCCCATCACAACGTGGTTGGCGACCAGTACGCCAAGGGCACGAACCAACGGCTTGGCAAGTCCAAGAAGCTCATCAAGCTCACCGAGTATCAGTACAAGACCCGCGTCCCGTTCTATCGCATCCAAGACCCGACCACGGGTCAGGTTGCTGAACTGAGTACGGAGCAGCATGAGACGGTGCAGCAGAACGCGGCAGCGGCAGGGATGCCTCCGCTCAAGTCCGTCAAGCAGACGAAGTGCGTCTATCGCAGGGCCTACAAGGTCGGCACGGTGCTGCTTGAAGACAGCGAGTGTCCTGACCCAAGCTCATTCACCTACCATGCCATGACCGCCAAGCGCGACCGCAACAAGTCGTGCTGGTATGGTCTGGTCCGTCCGATGCGCGACCCGCAGCGTTGGGCCAACAAGTTCTTCTCCCAGTCCATGTTCATCCTCAACACCAACGCCAAGGGTGGCGTGGTGGTCGAGGACGACGCTGTCGAGAATATGGCGAAGTTCGAGGAATCGTGGGCGCAGCCTGACAAGGTCACGGTGGTGAAGTCAGGCACGGTTGCTGCCGGCAAGATCCAGCCCAAGGCCCCGCCTCCGTTCCCGCCTCAGTTGGCGCAGATGATGGAGTTCAGCATTTCGTCCATCTACCGGGTGTCGGGGGTATCCCCTGAAATGCTGGGCAGTGTGGGCCATGAGCAGGCAGCCGTGCTGGAATACCAGCGCAAGCAGGCTGGTGTGACCATCCTGGCGACGTTGTTCGACGCGCTCCGCAAGTACCGCAAGGAGCAGGGCCGCTCGCTTCTCTACCTCATCCAGAACTATATCGCCGATGGCCGTCTCATTCGCATCGTGGGCGAAAAGGGTCAGGAATATGTCCCGCTGACCCGCGAGCAGGGCACGGCGACCTATGACGTGATTATCGACGAAAGCCCATCCTCGCCGAACCAGAAAGAAAAGACGTGGGCCATTCTCCAAGGTCTGTTGCCCATGCTCATGCAGGCTGGCATCCAGCCGCCGCCTGAGTTGCTGGAATACCTGCCGCTGCCTCAGTCGCTTATCGACAGCATCAAGAATCCTGACCCGCAGAAGGTCCAGGACGCGCAGCAGGCCAAGCAGCTTGAGATTGCAGGCAAGACCGCCGATGTGCGGAAGACGAGCGCCGAAGCCGAGAAGGCCAAGGCAGATGCCGATCTGAAGCGCGCCGAGTTGCAAGGCCAGCAGGTATCAAACGCGGACATGTTCCAACAGGTTATGACCAAGGTGCAGACACCAATGGGCCAAGACCCGCAGATCGCGGCATTGCTCAATGGCATCACCCAGATGGGTCAGGTCATGGCTGCGAACGTCCAGCAGACGCAGCAGTTGATCCAACAGAACGCTTTGCAGACACAAAACCTGATTGGCTTGATGGCCGCACCCAACGAAGTCATCCGCGACCCGCTGACAGGCGCTGTCGCTGGCACGCGCAAGGTCCTGCAATAACCAATGGCTAACACGCTCGCCAACCTCGCCCGGATGTATACCGAGACGACGGGCACGGGCACGCTGACGCTGACGACTGCGGTTCCCTCATTCCTGACCTTTGACAATGCAGGGGTCACGGATGGGGCGACAGTCACCTACGCGCTCTATTGCGGGCCACATCGGGAAATCGGGGCGGGGGTCTATACGGCTTCCGGTCTGACACTCACGCGCGCCACGGTCTACAGTTCCACGAACGGCGGGTCCAAGATCAGCCTGACGGGTCGATCTGAGGTCTTCATCACAGCAGCCAAGGAAGACTTTGATACCTTCCTGACGACTGCCGACGCGGCCACGACATATCAGCCTCTGGATGCACAGCTG